GTCGATTTTAATAGAAGTTTTAGTTTATTTTTGTTTATTTTTAAATTTTTTATTAGCGGGAAACTAATTAAGTTAAAAGTGATGACGGAGATCTATAAGGATCTCTTACCATGCCAAAATTCGTTGACGGTGTTGGACATATCTGGGTGGGTCAGAATGTAGTCCTTCAGGGTAACGTACTCGGTGAGGTTGTCACTGGGGGGGACGTCAAATACGTCTGTGTTCCACTTATCCATTTCGGAGAAGGGACCGTGATATCCATAGGTTGCGGAGCGGATGCTTTCGCAAGTTGGAAAGGCGGGGAACGTATATTCTACATCTTCAATGTCAAAGTCTGGAAGTTGATATTTCCATTTCTTGAATATTTTGTTGATGTGATGTGACGGGACAGCGTGGGAGGGGCGAAATTGCTCATATACCAGTTTGCATAGCAAATGGAAGATGGGATCTTGTCCACAGGCGGCGTAGGCAATGCCTAGTGCGCGGGCGGCGTGAATCCACTGCTTATCGGAGGGAACGTGACGTTCCGGGAAAGCTAGTTGTGCAACTAGTTTGCCGATGGGGCGGGTAGCGTAACCATAATGGTTTTCGTAGCTAAGGAACGTAATCTTTGATCTCAATGAGGAGAACATTGATTTGAGTATGGAAAGGGTCATTCCATGTCGTGATTCAGAATACTTCGCAAGGAAGTTCATGAATTTGGTGACGCGTTCGAGATTCTGGTGAAGGAAAATGAGGTTATCATCTCCAAGGACGCAGAATAGCATAGCGAGGCATTCCTCTTCTGAGAATCCGTATTCCAGTAGACAATCGATAATGATGTACATGTTTCCGAAGGAATCTAAAGACTGAGTGTTCAGAAGTCCGGAGGGTACACCACCGTGGTTGCGAATAAAGGCGAATCCGTCATAGGACAGATAATGCATTGAAAGATACCAGCTTAGGAGGTATTTCAAAACATTGAATTGCCTTGTTGCAAAGGAGTGAATGTCTGACGATGTGTCAGGATAGGATCGGGTGGGCATATAACCATGTGATATGATTATTAGCGAAGGGAGGAAGTCGAGAAAGAAAGCGATGATGACGTAAACGGGGAGGCGTTGGTCGAATTGGGACCAGTCAAGGGAAATGAAGCACAAGAAGAAAAGCGCAAGCTGATCTAGTAGTGTCATTGAACCACGAAATGTTTCGAGGCCATGGGCGACGCAACATTGGGGATTGCGGAGTTGAGCGTGGAGTGGGCCGGTGAGGGTCTTTTCCATATGAAGAAAGCGGTCGTCGACTGCGTAAACAGGACGGATTTTCTTGGGCTCGAGGGGATCGCGTTTCGATATCTGAGTTCGGATGAACAGTTGTGAGGGATGGTTGGACATCCAATTGTCATTGATGCGGGATACATCTGATGGGTCACAGTGTTGTGGGTCAAAAGGGTAGCCAGTATATTTGATATAATGGAACTCTTGACGGAACTCGTTGAGTGTAACGTTAATGAAATGGCCTTTTGAGGTGACCATGTCGCGGTAACGTAGGGGGGAGCTGTAGCGAGCGAGGACTCGTGTTCGGGGATCGAACTTTGAGTAATACGAGGCTGACGTGTTAAGGGGAGTCTCTGAGGCGAGGGCATCGGCGTAGTGCCAGGGGCGGTACGGTTTGATGTTCATCTTGAGGCGTAGGACACGCATGATGGCTTCGTGGCGCTCGGGGGAGGGGGGCGCGGGGGCGGGGGTGGCTCGGTTGAAGTCGTGAAAGGCTTGGGGTCCAAATGCGGGAGGACGGCAGTAATCTTTCAGAAACTGAGCGTACTGAGGGAACCAATCGTTGATTAGAGTCTCGATAGCGGGATGTGGCGGTTGGCCGGAGAGGTCAAGACGTTCGTCAAACAGTATATTTGAGCGGTGGTCTGGGTCTTCGACAAAGTCGGAGTCATTTTGGATGACGTGAATAACATCACCGATGTTTTGGGATCCTGAGGGGATCGAGTGATAGCGTTTTTCTGCGAAGTGAATGCCTGATTGTGGGGTGCGGTCAGGGGGTAGGTCTTCGGTGGGAAAAGGCGTGAATAGATCGAAATTTTCTTCGCGCATTTCGTATCGGGTACGGATGGCGTCTACTTCATCGTTGATATGGATGCTGATTTTATGGCATGTTATCAAGTCGATGTATGCTAAGAGTGACTTAGAGTAGTCGAAAATTGGGTAAGGATCGCGGGGGCGCGGGATGGCGCGGCGAGATTCCCATTCATAGAGAATGTTTCTGATTGGAAAGGTCAGAGTGGGGGTAGTCTCATTTCTTCTACGGCGCTGTTGAAAGCGTAACAATATGTTAAGGGTAGCGATAGTTGAGATTGAGAGCATTAAAGCTTAAATTTCTTGAGTATAGAGATTTTCTGGTTAGGAGGGGATCTGCA